GTGCGTGCACGGGGGCGGGGTCGGGCCGGAGGCTGCGGTGCCGCACGGCCAGGCGCCAGGGCGGGCGATGTGGTAGCTCGGCTTGACCTCGTCCTGCTCGGGCTCGGTGGGCTTGGGCTTGGCGGGGGCGCGGCCGGTGAGCCCGAGCAGGAAGGCCTCGAGGTCGCCGTCTTCGCGCATCGCGGCAATGTCTGCGGGGTCCGGCTGCGCGTTCACGTCTGGGCCATGTCCACGAATCGGGCGTAGTGGCCCTGGAAGGCGCACGTGATCGTTGCCGTGGGGCCGCCGCGATGCTTGCCGACGATCAGGTCGGCCTCGCCGGCGCGCGGCGACTCCTTCTCGTAGGCGTCCTCGCGGTGCAGCAGGATGACCATGTCGGCGTCCTGCTCGATCGCCCCGGACTCGCGCAGGTCGGAAACCAGCGGCTTCTTCTCGGTGCGCTGCTCGGGCCCGCGATTGAGCTGGCACAGGATGACGACCGTGATCCCGAACTCCTTGGCAAGGAGCTTCAGCGACCGCGACAGATCGGCGACTGCCTGCTGCCGGTTCTCGGCCTTCCCGACCTGCATCAGCTGCAAGTAGTCGATGATCACCAGGCGGAGGCCGGCGGTCCTCACCAGGTGCCGGACTCGCCCGCGGAGCATGGGCATCGACAGGATCGGCGAGTCGTTGATGTGCAGCGGCGCGGCGGCGATAGCGGGTGCGCGGCGTGCGGCTCGGGCCATGTCCTCGTCGGTGGCCGCGCCCTGCTTGAGGTGGTGGTGCGGGATGCGGGCCTCTGCACACAGGACCCGGTCGACGAGTTCTTCCTTGCCCATCTCCAGCGATTCGATCAGCGTCGGGATGCTGTACCGGATGGCTGCCGCCCGGGCGAAGTCCTGGGCAAGCGTGGTCTTCCCCATCGCAGGCCGGGCCCCTACGACGACGAGCTGGCCGGCCGTGAAGCCGCCACAGAGCAGATTGTCGAGGTCCATGAAGCCGGTCGGGATCCGGTCGTTCTGGGTCGGCTTCGTGATGGCGCGGACGAGCGAGTCGCCAAGCAGGTCGCCGATCATGGAGATTTCGCTCTGATCGCTGGTGCGGAGAACGCCGTCGAGTTCGGACTGGGCGGCGGCGATGTCCTCGTCGGGGTCGAAGGCGGCGGACCGGCCGCGGGTGATGCAGCTGTGGCCGTGGGCGATGAGCCGACTGGCCGTGGCCGCCTGTGCGACCTTGGCGGCGTGCCATTCGGTGGTTCCGGGGGTGACGGCGTTGTAGAGCTCGGCGAGCTGAGCCTCGCCGGGGCAGGGGATGGGCAGGTAGCCGGACGCCTTCCATGCGGCGAGCTGGCGGTGGACGGACTGCCAGCGGATGTCGCCGGCGGTGAGGGTCTGGCGGATCTCGTCGACGGCGTGCCACACCCACCGGTACCAGTCGGTGGTGATGTCGGCGGGGTCGAATTCGGCGGCGAGTTCGTCGATGAGCTCGGGCCGGTCCATGACGTTGGCGGCGATGACGCGCTCGGAGTCGATCTCCGCGGGCCGGTCGGCGGGCGGCTGATCGTCGAGGGGGGTGTCCCACATGTCGTTCACGCGGCGGCTCCCCTGCGGCGGTCGGCGCCCTGGAGGAGGACGACTCCGCCGCGGCACATCTCGGCGAGGCGGGAGCGGACTCGGTCGCCGACGACTTCGCCGAGGGCGGCGGGCACCACGTCGCAGGTGATGATCATGGGGCGGCGGTTGATGTACCGCTCGTCGAAGATCTCGAACAGGCGTTCCTGCGTCCACGACGACGAGCGGGCTGCGGCGAGGTCGTCGATGAACAGCAGGTCGACCCGCTGGAGGTGCTTGACGAGGGCGCGGCCGGAGTTGTCGTGGGCGTCGGGGCGCAGCGCGTCGAACAGGGCGGTCGAGCGGAAGATCTCGACGACGGGGGTGCCGTGGTAGTCGGCGCCGAACCGGTCGTGCACCCACTGGCGGGTGGCCTGCCAGGCGCTGTGGGTCTTGCCAACGCCGATGGGGCCGGTCAGGAACAGGCTGGGGCAGTCGGCCCGGCCGGCGGCCCAGGCTTCGACGGGCTGCTCGAGGTCGATGGGCGCCTGGTAGATGGCGGGGATCTTGGCGGCGAAGGTCGCGACGGCGGCGTCGCGGCGTTCGGCGATCCAGGACTGCCGCGCGGTCGGGTCAGAAGTTGAGCGCACTCTGCTGCTCCTCGTCGGTCATGTGGCGGGGTGCGGTGGCCGGGCCCTGGGGGGCGCGCTTGCGCTGCTGAGCCAGGGCTTGGCGGCGGAGGGTCTCGTACTTGGCCCGGAGCTTTCCGGGGCTGAGGATGTGCGCCTGCCAGAAGTCGTCGTCGTGCGCCCAGTCGATGGCAGCTACGGCCTGATCGGGTGTCACTTCGTCGACGTCGAGCAGTAGGCGGGCGTCGTTGCGCCACGTCTTGGTGATCCGCGGCTTCTTGCCGCCACCCTTCTCGATCACGGTGGCGAGGTGCTGGCAGACGCGTTCGACGTCGAGGCGGGGGGCGGATTCGTCGGATGCCGGAGGCTCCGGATTCCCCTCTATTCCTTTTCCCTGCTCCCTGCTCCCTGCTCCCTGCTCAGGGGCGTCATCCTCCGGAGGGCTCTGGAGATTCTCCGGAGGGCTCGGGTAATCCTCCGGAGGATTGCAAGAGTGCAGGTCATCGGCTTGCCGGGCCTCGTTGGGCGTGAGGAATCGAGGCTTCCGCGGGTGGCTGACTTTCTGGTGCTCGTTCCAGCTGTTGACGTACACGAGAGGCCTTCCGGAGGCCTCGTAGAGGGTGACGAGGCGGGCTTCCTGAAGGCTCTGGAGATCCTCGCGAGTCCTCTGGAGGATGTCCGGAGCCTCTTCGAGGGGCCAGATGGCGGCCCGGATAAGACGCGGGTCCGCCTGGCCGACGCCGTTGTCGTCGACGTAGGTCCACAAGCCGATGAAAGTGAGGCGCGCGGACAGCGGCTGCTCGGCGATCGTCAGAGAGGTGAAGAACTCCGGCTTGATCGAGCGGATCCGTGCCATGGGGTGGTCTTCCTTCGAAAAATTCGGATGGGGTTGTCGGAGGCGGCGGGTCAGGGTCCGGCGCGCGGCCGGCGACGGGAGGTCATGCGGTCCATGTCGTCGGATCCTGGCCGGCGATCGGCGATTCCGCAGTTGCCGCCCTGATGAGCGCGGCTCCGAGCGGTACCGGGCAGGCGTTGCCGATCTGCTGGCCGATGTCGTTGCCGGACCACGGCCAGTCCGCCAGGAAGCCCTGCAGCAGGCCGGCCTCGCCGGCCGTGAACCGCGGCTGCTCATCGCCCTCGGCGTCGACGATCCGGAATCGCGAGATCTTTCCGGTGACGGTGAAAGCGGGCTCGGCGCTAGTACGTCGGCCGCGGTTCTTCGGGTCGCCGCCGGTGCCGTAGTTGGAGATCACGGTGAAGGATTCGGGCCGGTCGAGGGCTTCCTTCATCGACACCCACGGCTTCAGCTGCGGATCGCCCTGACCCTGCGGGATGCCGCGACGGTAGGCGCGGTGGGTGGGCTCCGGCAGTGAAACCGGAACCCCGAGTCGGGCGACGAGGACGGCGCGGCGGCGGGTCTGCGGCAGCCCGTACTGCTCGGTGCGGACCACGCCGGTGGCGACCCCGTAGCCTTCAGTGCGAAGGACTTCGGCGTAGGCGTTCCACACCTGCTGCACCTGCTGCACCTGCTCGAGCACAACCGCCTGGTAGGCGCGGCCGGCGTCGAGGGCTTCGAGGATCCAGCGGAGCGGTTCGAGGACGAGGCCGGTTCGCTCGTCGCCGAGCAGGCCCGGGTTGACGGCCTCGCGGGCACCCATCCGCTTGACTGCGGCAAGGATGTCGTCGAGGACCGCCCGTCCCGCGCCATCGCCGGCGACGGTGAAGGTCTGGCAGGGCGGTCCGGCGGCGAGGATGCGGCCACCGGGGAAGTCGGCGGGTCCGTACCGGCGGACGTCGGCGTGGATGGTGGGCAGTCCTGCGGCGCGACGGGTGGTGACGGCGTTGTTGTCCCACTCGATGCCGATGGAGTCGTGGCCTTCGAGGCGGGCGGCGTGGTCGAGGCCGCCCGGTCCGGCGAACAGGCTGGTGATCATGCGGCGGTCTCCAGCGCGTACTCGGGGTGGTCGCGGAAGGCGTGGTCGATGTAGGACTTGGTGACGCCGAGGCGTTCGGCGACCGCGGCCCGGTCGAGGCCGCTTACCCGCATCAGCTCGTTGGCGTCCTGGGCGACGATCTCCCGCCGGGTGACGCCGTACAGGGGCTCGAAGTCGGGGTCGTCGATCACGTCCATGCGGTCGGCCCAGTAGGTGACGGTGGGCCAGTTGCGACGCTTGGCGTAGCTGCGAGACCGGCTGGCGCTACGGCGGTCGACACCGGCCTTCTCGGGTTTCTCGTTCTTGAGTTCTTCGAAGACGCGGGCGACCGCGTCGGCGGTGCGCCCGTAGCAGCGCTGTTGCCGGATGAGCGTGCGCACGCTGTGGCAGGAGGGGCTGATGCGGGAGCCGAGGTGCTCCATGGGCCACCCGGCGGCGACGAGGGCCTGGAGGCGGCGGACGGTGCCGGCGGCGTCGACGTGGCCGGGCTTGGCGGTGTCGGGGGTGATGGCGAGGATCCTGGCGGCGACTTCGCGGGTGCAGCGGCGCTTGCGGCCCCGGCGCTGGCCGTTGTAGCCGTGGACGCGGATGAAGCCCACGACGGTCTGGAAGGGGATGTTGGCGAGTTCGCTGATGCGGACGGGCGTGAAGTTCGCGGCCTGCAGTTCGAGGATGTGCTGGCGGATGGGCTCGGCGTCGACGAGCGGCTGCCAGGTGCCGGCGGTGCGGCTGTGGTAGCGCTCGCGCTGGTACGCCCTGTGTCGCTCGACGCATTCCGGGAGGCGGCAGTCGTAGTGCTTGACGCAGGTCAGGGTGTTGTGGTGGGGGGCTTCGCGGGCGGCGGTGGTCACGGCCTCTCCTTCCGGGGCTGGTGGTCGGCGTCGACGGCGGCGCGGACGGATTCGTGGTTGGCGTAGTTCTCGGCGACGCGCATGCCGTCTTGGGTGGCCTGTGCGGCAGCGTGGCGCCGGGCTCGGGCTTTGAGGGCGACTCGGATGCCGCAGATGAGTCCGGTGGCCGCGATGGCGTGGAGGGTGAGGGCGGAGGTCAGGCCGAACTCGGCGGCCTGGTTCGTCCACCAGTTGGCGACGGTGCCGAGCGCCGCAGTCATCGCTGCCTCCGGGTGCCGAGCAGGAGGAGGACGGCGCAGGCGACGATCATGAAGGCGGCCACGGCCAGGGCGAGTCGGGCGTCGGGGCTCACGCGGCTACCTCCGCCCGGTCCGCAGCGGTGCGACGCCGATAGACCGCTATGCGGTGCCCCTTGGTGGACGGCGCGGTCGACGGCACGTAGGCGCCGGTTCCGATCAGGTAGTTGTGGGACATCCCCCGGAGCACACCGGGGAGGATCCCGCCGGCGACGTCGGGGAGCTGGTCGCGGAGGTCGTTGGCGGACACGGTGTCGTGGTCGCGCATCCAGATGAGGACCGCCTGGGCGACGACGTTCCGGTCCCAGTCGGACGCCTGACGGACGAGCTGGGCGAGGGTCTTGTCGCGGGCGTCGGCGGCGACTTGCTCGGCGAGTGTGAGGCGGGGCATTGTGAGCTCCCTTTGAAGGTGTGGTGTGCTGGAGTCGTGGCCGGCCCGAGTCCCGCGGGGCGGCCTCCGCTGCGTGCGGGCTACTGCTCGGGGGCCTCGGGTGCGGCGTTCAGCCAGGCGAGGAGCGGGGCGGCGATATCGCGGGCCCCGACGGGCCGCTTGATGACCTTGCGGTGCAGGTCGGGGCAGCGGGACTTGAGGACTTCGAGCGTGTTCTCGAGGTCCATCGCGACGGCGACGTCGAACTCGTACTCGATCCCCTTGCGCTGCTCGGGCCGGGTTCCGACCCGCTCGGGCTTGCCGCCGTTCAGGACCCACTCGGTGTACGAGCGCATCGAGGCGACGATGTGGCCGGGGTAGTCGAGGAGCGCGGCGACCATGTCGTTCTGGAGCGGCGTCCCGTCCTTCCATCCGGCGAACTTGTTGCCGCCGTACTTGCTGCTGGCCTTTTCGACCTGGTCGAGGGTGCCGTCGGTGCCCTTCCAGAAGTGGCTGAGGCTGTCGACGAAGACGGTCGGGTAGCCGGCCTTCGCGGCGGACTCGAGGACGCGCATCAGGTCGCGGGGGTCGTAGCGGTCCATCGGGCAGCTGTCGAACTGGATGCCGCCGATGCCGGCATACAGGCCGGCGGCGCCGCTCTCGGTGTCGATGACGGCGAACCGCTGCCCCTCGGAGAGGCCGTGAGCGATGCTGAGGCCGGTCCAGGTCTTGCCGGATCCTGACATTCCCTGGAGGGACA